GTGTAGAAGCGAGCCAGGAAGGAACCCTTGCGGCGGGCGCGCTCGCCCGAGGGGGTGGACTCCTTCACGCCAGGCTGCAGGTTCTTGCTCTCGCCCGTGCGCTCGTAGTGCCGCCGCCCGGCCTCGGTCAGGCCACCGTCGGGGTCTTTCAGCTTGCTCACTTCTTGGCCTTGGCCGCCGCCATGTTGTCGATCAGGTTGGGGTAGGGCCGCCCAGCGCGCTGCGCCCGGCGCATGGCGTTGGCCTTCTGCGCCGAGGTCAGCTCCTTGGGCTTGCCCAGCTCCTTGGGCCGGGGCTTCTCCCAGACTTCTTTCATGAGTCGTCCTCCTCCTTGAGCAGGTACTCGGCCAGCAGGTTTCGCTCCATGCGCGTCAGCGTCATGTTCTTCTTGAGCTTCCTGCCGATGGCCATCTTCTGCTCGTCTTCAAGCTCGGGCTTTTCCATCTCGCCCGGCTTGCCCTTGTACTCGCCATCCTTCTCGATGGAGATCTCGATCTTCATACGCTGGCTCCCTTCATCAGCCCGTTCTTGCGCTTGCTGCGGGAGCGTTCCTGCTCGGACAGCGCGATGGCAATGGCCTGCTTGCGGTTGGTGACCTTGTCGCCGGAGCTGGACTTCAGCGTCCCGGTCTTGTACTCGTGCATCACCTTCTCGACCTTGGTCTTCATGCTTTGACTCCCCCCAGCATCGTGCGGGTGTTGCGCCGGGTGGCGTTCAGGCGGGCAGCCTTGCGCTCGCCGGTCTCGCGGCTGAACTCGGTCTGCATCTGAGCCTTCGCGCTTTCAAAGCGAGAGGCGTCGAAGGCCTGCACCTTCGGAGCCTCGGGCAGGGTCGGGGCCGCTGGCGGGGTCTCGGTGAACGGATCGGGCAGATCAGCAGGCACCTCGACCTGCTCCATCACCAGCCTCGGGCCAAAGCGCGTCATCTGCGTGCGGAGCTTGTTGACCACCTTGGTGGGGTTGGCATTGACCTCATCCACCTGCCGCTGGTACTCGGCCAGCTTCTTGTTGTACTCCTCGAGCGAGGCCTGGTACTGGGGCTGGTCGACGCTCCTGAACCGCTCCATGGCCGCTTCATACGGGGCCATGGTCTCGCCCACCTGCTTCTGGTAGGCCCCGTACTCACGGGCATAGGTGTCGGTCAGGTTGGCCACCTGCTGCTTGTACTGGCCCGCCAGGCGATCAAGGCCACCCGTGCGCCGGGACAGCCGGGCCAGGTTGACCTGAGTCATGCGGGTGGCCATTACTGCAACATCCCGCCAGAGCCACCCAGGCCCATGCCCACGCCCAGCTCGGCGTCCATGCGCTCGCCGGACAGCAGCGAGCGGCGACCGCCACGGGTGCGCGCGCGAAGGGCAGACGCTTCTGCCGCTGCAGCCTTGCGGCGCTCCTCATCGGCAGCGGCCTGCACCTCGCGGGCCTTGGCCTCCATGGCCAGCTTGTTGTCCTTGTAGGACTGAGCGGACAGCTCGAACTGCTGGCGGGCCACTTCGGCCTGCTGCTGCATGGAGGCGGCCTGGCGACCATACACCTCCGTCTGGCGCGTGATCTCCTCGCGCATACGGGCCGCGTCAGCAGCCTGCTGCTGCAGTGCCTCGCGTTGCTGGTTGGAGGCGGCCTGCCGGGCGCGGTTGGCCTGGTAGGCGTTGGTGCCCGCGGCGACGATGATCGCGCCAGAGATGAAATAGCTCATGCGAGTAGCTCCTTTTCAATGACTTCCATGCCCAGCTCGGCGTACTCCAGCGCGGTGTAGCGGGCCTCGAGCGTGGCGATGTCGGTTTCGTTGTCCGGGTTCGGGTGGATCGTCGTCCAGATCGCATCCTCATGCGTGTAGACCAGGCGCTTGGTGCCAGCCTCAGAAATGAAGCTGGCCGGGGCTTGGTGATGCTCGAGGCCGAATTCGGTGTAGCAGGTGATGCGGCCCTGGCTGATGATGTTCAGGTGCCGGTGCCGGTGGATCTTGCCCACCACCAGGGTGCCCGCAGGCAGATGGATCTCGCGGGCGTAGATGCCCGGCGCGAGGTGGTGCTTGAGCGGCGGGGACTCATCCATGCGCTGCCCGTCCGGCAGGCCCTGGCAGGCCCGCTGGATGGCCATGATCTTGCCCCGCGCCACGGGCGCAGGCAGACCGGCAGGCGGCAGCAAGGCGAGTTCCGTACTCATGCCAACGGATTCTATTGGGCGCTGTACATGATGCAATGAACCGATGTCGCTGCGCTATCACCCGGAGAAGACATCGAAGTCCTGCTTCATGATGACCGTCTGGTGGTTGGGCCTGCCGCCCAGGGACGGGGTGCGGGTCATGCGGTTGTACTCGCCGCCGCCCAGCATCAGGTAGCCGAATGAGTCGCCGATGTGCGAATGCTCGTTCTTATTAGGGGCATCCCTGAATCGCTCCTGGCCTGCGCCGACGGATACTCGCTTGAAGTGATAGCCGCCCCCCAGGGACTTGCGGAGGAGCTTGCATTCCCTGTTCACGATCAGCCCAGGCTTGCCAGCGATCAGTCGCTGCATGGGGGCCGCTGCAGCCTCCCGGCGCACCTTGAAGTCGTTGCTGGCCGTCGGCTGCGCCCGCAGGCCCAGCGTTCGCAGAAAGTCGAAGCTGGTCACCTCATAGATCGCGTCCCTGGCCATGCCCGCCGGGTCGCCCCAGAGCAGCACCTGGTGGTTGGGATAGTGCTGGTTCAGCAGGGCGAGCAGCTCCATGCCGAATCGCTCGAGGCCCATGTCGAAGGTCACGATCTCCTTGTGGATCACCCAGCGGCCATTGGGCAGGCGCTGGCCGATGGTCGCCGCAGGCGTCAGGCCGAAGTCCAGGCCGACCTGAATGGGCACGTTGGGATCGACCTCGGTGTCGCCGGACATCGTGCCGTCCTCGTACTCGGGCCAGACCGGGCGGCCTTCCTGGACGTAGGTGTAGATTCCCCCGGCGTAGCAGCGAATCCAATCCAGGCTCTTGCCCAGCAGCATCTGCGGGTAGTAGCCCGCCGGCAGGTTGTTGATGTTCTCGGCCTTGGGGTTGACCTTCCACCACTTGCCGGCGCTGTACACATGGTCGTTGGCCTCGGGGTTGTCGGGCAGGTTGTCCGCGTCCACCTCCATCACGCCGCCTGGCTGCTTCCAGAACTTCCAGGCGTAGGGGCCGGTCATCTTCTCCTTCTCGGCCATGTTGAACCACCAGTGGTCGTCGTCCATGGGGTTGGTGTCCATCCAGATGCCGTGCCACGTTGCGCCGCCGTCGCGCTTGGTCGGGTAGCGTCCGACCCGGTGGGTCAGGCCGTCGATCACCGCCTTGGGCAGCTCGCGGGCCTCGTTGACCCAGGCACCCGTCAGCTCGAGGGACAGGAGCTTCCTGACATCCTTGGGCTGGTCGAGCGCCAGGAAGATCACCTCGCAGTCGATGCCAGCGGCCCCATCGCGGGCTGGCAGCCGGATGTGGTGGGTGATGGGCGGCGTCCACAGCATCGGGCCGAAGGTGGCCTCGGGGAAGAGATCCAGCCAGGTCTTGATCGTGGTGGTCTTCAGCATCGGGTAGCTGTTCCTGACCACCGCCCAGCGCGAATACCGGATGTTGTCCACGGGGCTGGGCTTTTGCTGCACAGCCTTGATGAAGATCTTGGAGGCGCAGCCGTAGGACTTGCCCGACCCCACCGGCCCCATGATGCCCTGCACGAAGGCGTTGGATTGGATGAAGTCGTAGATGACCGGGGACTTGCTGAAGTCCAGGCGCAGGCCAGCCTGGGCGACGGCCTTGTCGGATTGCTCTTTAGTTCTTGCCATGGGGTCGTGCTTTGGTGAAAACGTGGAAGAGCCGTGGTTCGATGCGGATCTGCAGTGTTCGGGTGGACAGGCCAGGGATGAAGGCGACATCCACGCCCTCGGCGCGCTTGGCGTTGACTGTCTCGCTCGACCGCTCCGATGCGATCTGGTTCTTGTTCATCGCCTGCCAGTTGATGAAGGCAGGGTAGTCCGGGTCGCGCCAGTGGAAGGCGCTGTAGGGATGGCAGCTGCAGCGGCGTTTCATCGGCGGGCAGGGCAGTCGCGCCCCTGGCGGCAGTGGCCATTGCAGGGTGGGCAGATGTGCTGCATGGACAGCAGCATGGTGGCCTTCTGGCGCACCTCGGGCGTCACCGCGTGGCCCAGGTCTTCAGGGTCGAGCAGGCGCAGCAGGAAGGAGCGCAGGGCCACGTTGTGGGCCGTGATCCGCTCGGCAGCGGCGCGCAGGGTTTCGATGTCACTCATGCTTCCCCCTTCGCTGCGGCGTTTTTATGATGCTCCACATGGTGTGGATGACAAAGCCACCGCACATCCAACGGCCTCGTGTAGTCATCATGATGCGCGTGAGCATTAGCTTGCCCACATACTTCACACGGCTGGCGAGACATGCGTCCCGATTCAATGGCCGTGCGTACTTTGCGACGGGCAGCGTGTCGTGCGGCATGTTGTGCCGCATACCCTCGCATAAGTTCAGCTCTCCGAGCCTTGACTGCGGGTTGGGCGTAATACTCAGCATTCCATTTTGCTCTTGTTTCGGTAGACACTTTGCCGCCACGCACCGGATTTCCTTGGGCTTGACGAGCCTCCCGATAAGATTTCATGTATACGCTGTTGCATGACTTGCAAAGATAGTCACCTTTTTGCAACTGTCTCTCTGTTGGTTCAAAACCTGCGGAACACTTTCGGCATGTCTTCATGTCAACTTCTTTCTTGCAATTTGGCGGCGGCGATGGCGGCGCGGACAAGTATCTCGGCCTCGCTGTTTACCGGGCAATGGCGATCGGCCAACTCCAGCGCCTCCAGCAGTTGCGCGTTGATGCGCTTGACCTCGCCGTAGTTCCAGACGGCCTCGCCAAGTTGTGCCTCCAGCTTGCTAATAGCCCTGCCATCGTCCACCGCATTGGCGGATATGGCCGCCACTTCACGGCGTAGCTTGCTATTCTCTTCGTGCAGTCGGCGCAGTTCGGCGGCGGCCTGATCCATCTGAAACAGCGTTACCCCCGTGTAGTCGGCAAGCGCATCAGCCAGTCGCAGGGCTTCGGGTTGTTGGGTGGTCATCGCGTCATCACTCCAATCAGATAGCCCAGCACAAACGCCATCATTGGATGGCATAGGAAAGCGATCAGTCGGGTCATTCCCCACCCCCGATCCCGTGGGCGCTAGAGAAAGTGCGCGGCTTCGGTAAGTCGCACAGCCATTGTTTGGGCGCGTCCTTGAACTGCGGCTCGCGCTGCTCAAGCAGAGACACGGCAAACTCCAGCCCGTTGTACAGCCCGTGCATATAGGGGTCATAATTCCAAGTGCCGTCCCTACCCTGCACATCGCGCATCTCGCGCACAGAGTCCGTCAGCGGCTGGCGCTGGGGTGGGGCGGTGTAGAGCTTAGTGCCGACTGGCAGCGCAGGCTCGTGCCACCATGACATGGTGATGTCCGCGCTCGTCTCGCTTGTGACTGTCGCCACCGGCTCCTGCTTCTCTTGCTGGGGCGGGGCTTCATACAACGGCTCTGCACCCTTGTGCCGCGTCTGCCAGTTGCTGCCGCTGCCCGAGTCGATGTACTTGTAGCCGTAGCCGTCGAAGTCGTAGCGCATGGCCACCGGCTCCTGCTTCTCGGCCTGCTCAATGGCGAGGCGCAGGGCGGTGATGGCGGCGTCCACTTTCGGATCGCATTTCGCGGTTTCGTAGCCGTTGCCTTGCTCTACTACTTGCCTTGCGTATG